TCTAGAACTCTTCCCTTTATCTCAATGCCTTCCGTCATCAGCCAGCCAAGATCGTACTGCGCGTTGTGGAACACAACATCCATGCCGTGCTTCAACTGATCTTTCAGCCACTTGGTAACATTATGTTTCGACATGTTTCCAAAGCTATCATGGGCAATCGGCAGGTAGGCTTGCCAGTTTTCCGTGGCCACAGCTATCCCTATCAGATACCCATCGTCTCTGGACCAGCCTGGACCCTTGGTCAAAAGGTTTGGGTCCTTGGTTTCTACGTCCAGACAGATAAGCTTCTCTGAAGAGAGATCAGGCAATACGTCTGGGGGTGTCCAGATGGTTTCATCAAAAAGGTCTTCGTCCATTATTTTTTATCTCCACAAAGCGCCGCCCATATAGCGGTATAAGAAGTTGCATCCACACCATCATCCTTGTTAAAGGCTCCGTTCTCATGTCTGGCAACTTTCAGCAGCACCATTATAAATGCCGCCTGTTCAGGGGTCACGGGATGACCGAGATACCAGCTCATGCCTTCGGCAAATCTCTTGTGCAAACTTCTGTAGTCTCCGTGCTGAGACGCACGTTTGCCCGTTACCAGTTTCAGGCATTTTTTTAATATCGTTCCAGGTTTCATATTGAATAATACTTATCGGTTGAGGGTTCCATAATGTGAAGAGCCTTCTTGGCTCTGGTTACAGCCACGTAAAACACACGGTGTTCTGTGGAAGGGTTTTTTTGGTATTCTCGATCCGCTGCATAGGACAGGTCAGGGATGACCAGTATGTTATCGGCCTCTCCCCCCTTCATAGAGTGGATCGTACTGACCTTGATCCTTGGATGCTTGACGTTGTCACCGCGTCTAAGCGCATTCAGAAGGTAGTGCTGCATGTCACGGCTTATCTTGTCCAGACTCCGGTGCCATCTGGTCTCCCCATCGTAAAGCAATCCTAGATTGGATCTGGCGAAGTCCATGTTAATCAGTATCTCAGTATCTAGATTCAAGAGCCCTTTCGACCTAGGTCCAAAGCCTTTGGCATATCCATCATCCGCCTTCATGAAAGAGTACATGTTTCTTAGTTCGGCGGCGTCCAGAGATTTCCCTTTGGACAAGGCTTCCCAACTCAAGATGGCCTCATACATTTTAGGTGGAACACTGGGATGTCCGTTTCGGCTATAGACCCAGCCTTCATCTCTCAAGGTGTCAGCATATTGCGATGCAATACGATTGGTTCTAGCCATAATGCACCACTCACCCTCTTCCAAGGGAACATCCCACAGGCTTTGGTGTTGCTGAACTATTCCCTCTTCCGGCCTCGCTTTCCATTCCTTGGGCGCCCGTCCCTCAATACGAGAAACTATGCTCTGCGCTACATGCCACACGCTGTTTGGAATCCTGTAAGACTGATTCAAAACTTCCCGTTCTTGGGTGGCGCTCAGAAAGGCCGGAACATCCGCACCTTGGAATCCCATGATGGCTTGGTCATCGTCCCCCGCAAAGATTTGAATGTCTGGAGTTTCCCTGAGAATGTCTACCATCTGCCACTGGAGCGTCGATAGATCCTGTGCCTCGTCCACGAACAAGGCATCCACATCCAGAGAATGACCGCGTTCAATAAAGTCTTCGATCATATCGGTGAAATCAATTTTGTTGGTGGATCTCTTGTAGTCCTCGTATGTTTCCACCAACCGGCGTAGTTCCATGAAATTAAGATTGTAGTTAGCAGCCTGCCTGAACATCTCTTCCCACGGTATGCGCTTGCTCCGTGCTAAATGATAGATGTTCATGTAGTAATCGCCTTGGCTAACACCCAACGTGTCAAAGTCGCTTTCAAGCAAGCTCTTGGTGTCTCTGCCAAAATTTAAACCTATGGCCTCTCCGATTATGCGGAAGTCATCGCCCCTCATCACTTCCGATACCTTGTAACCCCCTTCCCTAAAGGCAATCGCATGTAGCGTCTGAAAGTGCGGCAAACGATTTTCCTCAAGGCCGCAGTCATGGCAAACTCGTTCACGGCTCTCTCTGGCGGCCTGTCGAGTAAAGGAAACACAGGCGATACGCTCTGGCTCTATGCCTTGGTTGATGTACTCTTTAACCAAGTTGGAGTTGTTCTGGGTTTTGCCACAGCCTGGTGGACCCAAGTATGTTTTCTGTATCTTCATTAGCGGCACCATATCTCATATTCGCATCTATCAGCATGAGGTGTGTCCCAGATTGCTACAGCCAACGCTCGATCAGGTGTGCCCCCCTTCCCCAAATAATCTTCACGCCAATCCAGATTTGCCCAGCGTGTCGGTCGATGTCTTAACCATTGCCCCAAACCTTTCTTACATGCCCATAATCTCTCAGGACAAATCAACGCCATACGATGCACACCGATAGCAAACGCATGGTCAATAAAATCTCGAATACAATGAAAAGGAGGGTTGGTAATTAGATCAGGGTGTTGTGCTTCTCGCCACTCAAAAAAATTATGTCCCGTTGCAATATCATGCCGCACTGTCTCAGCAACGGAACAGCCGTCTGTATCAATCGCATCAGCAAACCGCCCATCACCAGCACACGGTTCCCAACATCTCACCGAGCGCCAATCCAGGTTCCGCAGCACAGTCCCGATAATGCTATGCGGTGTCGGATAATTATCGTTCTTGTTTCTCATATCACTTCACCTTGGTTGAAGCTTCAAAACGGCACATCCATATCTTTTTCTTTTTGGAAATCTGGTGCTTCCAGTTCCACATCAAGTTCTTCCATCTCTGGAACGAACCAAACACGAACCTCTCTCCACGCGCCTTTGTTGTCTTTCAAACGATAACGCTTATCGGCCACCTGTCCGTTGTTCAGTTCTTTCAACCGTTCCGTAATCTGGCCACGGGAGTAATTGGTGAACCCTTTCCGGCGCAAAAATTCCTGTAAGGCTCCCAATTTGAAATGTGTGTGACCGTCTGATGTCCACGGCTTACCTGTCAGCAACTCTTCTTCGCTCTGTGCTTTAATGCGTGAGGTACAGAACATCTCCAAGAGTTCGTTAAACTGACCCTTGGTGGTTAGTTCTTCTGGCACGTTGATCCTGGTTGCTGTCTGTAGCAGAGTGTTGATCAGTTCGCGCCAATCGGCTTCCTTCATCTTGGCTGGCATCTGATACATCTGCTCCATGCAAGCTCTCTGAAAATCCATCTGCATCTGAAGCTGCTTTGTAGATAGTTCAAGTCTGGACCCATCAACATCCACGAACCACACAGCGGGTTCCGATTCCACTACGGTCAGCCCACCAATCGTTGGACAATCTTGCTTGCCCCCCACACCAAACTGGCGCGTTCTGCACAGAGATTTGTTGCAATGACTTTGGATAGGTTCTTGCTTACACGTATAGAAGTACTCTTTCTTTTCTAACTGATCTTGAATCGTGACGATCTCTTTAGCTGGCAGCGACGGAGTGCAGTGTTTCTGGTTATGCTTCTCCAACGAATCGCGCCAGCTATTCGGAGATGCCATCTTGTAATAAACACCTATGTTAAGAAGCGTGTTGTTGCGGCCACCTTCTGGAATCCCATGCTCCGTCAGTTGCTGCAAGCAAGGGGGTCCGTTAGGCAAAACTTCTGAATTCGTGCCCAGTTCAAAAGCTCGAAGCTCCTTCAGACTGATCTTGGACTTCTCTGCCCGCGCCAAAAAATCTTCCAAGGATAACTCGTTGCCCTCATCGTCATACGCAAAGCGCGTGGTATATTCTTCTTGGAAGTACGGCAGATTTATAAAGTTCCCAACGTCTCCGCGTTCCACAATCACTTCTTCTTGCTTGGGGAATATCTCACACGTTCCAAAGCCTAGGGCCGAAGCAAACTCAGCCAGCTTGTCACGGAGATCCACGGCAGGGACCTTCTCCGATAAGAAAATAAACAAATGGGCGCCCCCCGACTTTGAACGGCACACGGTCAACGGGAGCTTGAACCGCGCACTCTTCTTGCAAAGCGCGACTAGATCTAAATTGTAATCGTCAATGTCCAGCGTACCGAAAGTGCAACCGTTGGTTTCATCAATAGGAATACTGCCAACACCTTGCTTGCCTTCCAAGTGCTGTTCCACTAAGGCAATCGTCAACGGTTCACGGACAATGAAGCTTTTGGCTTTCTGCTTGCCGTTCCGCTGGTAATTTAAAACTTCAGTCTGGCCGTGTGCTTCTTGGAAACCCTTAAACAGGTCTAGAAACCTTTCGGCATTCGTTCCCATCCCAAAAAGAGGACCCCCACCGAAGCGGGGGTCCAATCCTTCTTAAAACGGGATGTCAGAATCGGTTTGACTTTCCACTTGGTCCAGAGACACAGGTGGCGCGATAGCGAGTTCTCCATTTTTAATGGATACATACATCTCTTTCGCTTCCGTATATGCCTCAATAGATGGAACCGTACCTTCCTGGGAAATGCTCCAATTGAACCAGTTTCCTTTATCATTGGATTCCTTAACCGTTTTAAGACGGTAAGTGTTGGCGTACATCGGTAACGCCTTGCCATTGTGCTTTTGCATCTGCATCAGCGACAGCCACGCCCGAGATTTCTTCAACTGGGTCTTCTTCATGTCCAAGATGGCACTCTCCAAGTTGCCGTCATCGTGAACAATCTTCACGTAGTACTGTGCGGTCCTGACGATTTCGTTGCCGTTCGCCAGCAGTTCCATACCAGTGTCCTGATCTCGCACTGCTTCTCTCACATCTGACGAGTCGGCATTCAGTTCACTGACAAAGCCGCCCCCTTGCTGGCGAGGTACGAACTCCAGCAGTTTCATCTGGAAAAAAGCCGGAAGGACAACAACGCCTTCATCACCGTCCCATGACTGTCTGGTCACGGTGTTAAAGATATCGCCAGCCGACGCTCCTTGTATATAACCAGAGTCAGATTTATCAAGTTGAGGGCTTAAAGCCTGTAGAAGTCGAACGAAAGGAATTTGAAGATCCTGTGTGGTGACTTCCTCAAATCCACTTCCACTGTCTTCTGCGAAAGCTTCCATTAATTCTTTAGGCAGTCCATTCTTCTTTGCCATGATCATGCTCCTTTTATCTTGGCTACTGTTCCAATGTGCGCGTTGAATAATTCTGTATCGAACTCTAGACCGGCTTGAAGACGCTCTTTCACAAGCTTCTTCAACGTCATTGGTTCAACCCAAACTCTCGCCGTTGTATCATGACCAGATTTATCCAGGTCATCTTGCAACGCCTTCGCTTCGTTGTCTTGCGAGAGCCCAAAAGAAATCTGTAACTGATTCTTTATGAAGTCCTCACAACCAATCGACCGCAGATGCTGGATAGCTAAATCCTTTTGCATAGGGTCTTTCGGCATTAAAGCGTGAACGAAGGTAGTCAAGGAAACGGTATTCCCGTCAACCTCAACTTTATCCATACCAAGCTCTGCCATTTTGGCCGGCACGAGATCGTATAGATATTTATCGCGAGTTTGTTTGAGGCTCTTGATTGCCTCTTCGGTTGCACCTACTGACTGAATGACGGCTGTCACTTGCCGTATCAAATCAGAGAGTTCACTTCCACCTTCCGTTGTTAGTTTTTCAAAGGCTTCTGCATCAGCGACGATTGTGTCAAGTATGTCTGTCACAAGTATCTCCTCTTCAGGTTGTAAGTTCTTCGATGCCGCCACGGACCTGAATTCTCACGGGATAGTAGTCTTTCTCTAACTTGTCCCATTTGAGAACATTGACACGGCCCCCATTGGCATCAGCGGCGATGGCAAACGCCACGCCGATAATCGCAGGATCCCCCAGACACAACAGCCAATCGTCATCACCATACGCCTTCAGCTTTCGCTTGATCTGTTCGACCACGCGACCTGGAGATATATGAATCTGATCAAATGGAGCTGCGAGGGAAGCAAGGTCCCCCCACTTACGCGCTGGAAGCACATTAAAGCGAGGATTTTCTTGCGTTAGATACACTGTCATAGTTCTGCTTTCTTCTTGTATGTGTCATTGCGTACCAAACTTTTAGTAACTTTGCAATAGACAATTATGAACTCTATGCTATATTTAGCCTAAGAGAAAGAAGAAAGTGATGAACTACGAATTCAAAACAATCCCCTTCGCGCACCAAAAAGATGTCCTCGTGTCCTCTTGGGACAAGGTCAATTGGGCGTTGTTCCTCGAGATGGGAACAGGAAAAAGTAAAGTTGCCATCGATAACGCTGGCCTTTTGTTTGAAATCGACAAGATTGACACGATGATTGTTCTGGCCCCCAAGGGGGTCTACCGAAACTGGGCGCGGCTGGAAATTCCCGCACATCTGCCTGACCGAATAGAACGGGACATCGTTGTCTGGAGTCCTTCCCCCAAGTCAAAAGAGAAGTCGGCGCTTAAAGCTTTTGCGCTGCCCCATGAAGGCGACGATCTCCGTATCCTCGTCATGAACATCGAAGCCCTGTCCACGGTCAAAGGTCAACGCTACTTGGCCGCCGTCCTTAAAATGTCGAAAGCATTTCTGGCGCTGGACGAATCGACAGCTATCAAGAACCCGAAAGCCAAACGGACGAAAGCTATCTTGAAGATGTCACCGCTGGCCAAGTACCGGCGCATCCTGACAGGATTCCCCGTGACACAATCTCCTATGGACCTGTGGTCACAGTGTCACTTCTTGGATAACCGATTGCTTGGCGAATGCGGGGATAACTTTTTTCAGTTTCAATACCGCTATGCCGTCATGAAGCGACAGACCTTCGGCGCCCACTCTTTTAATAGAGTTGTCGGCTACCGAAACCTTGATCAATTGTCTGAGCTGTTAAAAGAATTTTCCTCACGTATTCTAAAAAGTGAATGTCTGGATCTTCCCGAAAAGATGTACATCCAAAGATACGTGACACTGACCCCTGACCAAAAGCGTATCTACACAGAGGTCAAGGAATTCGCTCTGGCCATCTTGGATGAAGACACGTTCATGACCGCCCCCAACGCCATGACCCAGCTACTGCGGTTACAGCAAATTCTTTCCGGCCACACGAAACCTGATGACGGATCCTTGGTGGAAATCCCGGACAACCGATTGAAAGAACTCTTGGACTGCCTCGATGAAATCGAGGGCAAGGTCATCATCTGGTCAAGGTTTCGTTATGACATGAAGCGAATTACTGAAGCATTATCAAAGACTTACGGGTCATCGTCCACGGTCACTTACTACGGCGACACCACGGACGAAGAACGGACCACGGCCATCGAAAGATTTCAGGAAGGGAGCGCCAGGTTCTTTGTCGGCAATCCGCAAACGGGCGGCTACGGCATCACGCTCACCGCTGCCACCACCGTGATCTATTTCGCCAACAGTTTTGATCTGGCTGTCCGTATGCAGTCGGAAGACAGAGCGCATCGAATCGGTCAGAAGAACAACGTCACTTATATAGACTTGATTGCCGAAGGCACGATTGACGAGAAGATCGTCAAGGCTTTGCGAAGCAAAATGGATATTGCAAGCACGGTCATGGGCGAAGAATTAAGACAGTGGCTAAAATAACCCTTTAGAAAGAGAAGGAAAGAAAATGTATAACGATACTGAACTATCTTCTGTTGAACGCTTGAAGAAAGACATTCGACAGGCCGCCTCCACTCTATCTGACACAGAGGCACGGTTCTTAGTCGATGCCTACTACCAGATGCAAGATGACCGCATCCGTGCGGATGGTCAGGTACGCTCAATGGAGAACGAACCCCACGCCGTGTTGTCATGGCTTGGAGAACAATCTTCCATGCTTGAGACTCAAGTCAAAGGCGCCCTTGATGTCTATTCCGCAAACCATCCCATAGGCAAACGTATCCGCACCGTTCACGGTGTGGGACCTGTCATATCTGCTGGACTGTTGGCGCACATAGATATAACGAGGGCTAATACGGCTGGGTCAATCTGGCGCTTTGCCGGCTTGGATCCCACCAGCGAGTGGAAGAAGGGAACCAAGCGTCCGCATAACGCTGCCCTTAAAACCCTGTGCTGGAAGCTGGGCGAGAGCTTTGTCAAAGTATCGGGGAAGGAAGACGCCGTCTACGGTAAGCTATATAAAGAACGTAAAGCCGAAGAGAGCGCCAAGAACGAACGCGGGGAGTTCGCTGATCAGGCCAAGCAGAAGCTTGAGAAGTTCAAGATAGGCAAAACCACTGATGCCTACAAAGCTTACTCTGTAGGGAAGCTCCCCCCGGGCCATATCCACGCAAGGGCGAAACGCTACGCCGTCAAGATGTTTCTCAGCCACTTGCACGAAGCATGGTACGAACATCATCATGGCAAGCCCGCACCGGCACCTTATGTGTTCGCTCATGCAGGGCATGTGCATAAAATAGAGGTCCCGTTTTAATCACAAGAAGCGAGGGAACCATGAGCTGCGAATGAATCAATTCCTATGAGAGAACCAAACCTACGGAATGAATCATGCCCCATGAGAGAACCACATCCCGAGAATGAATCAAGCCCCATGAGAGAACCACTCTATATGAATGAATCAAGGCGTTTGAGAGAGCCATCGTTTGCGAATGAACCACGGACTAAGAAAGAACCAGGGTACATGAATGAATCAA